ATCGGGGGCTACCTTTCTCAGCGGCCCCGTGCGAGGCCCTGGGTCATGAAGTCGGCGAACACAGCCGCCGGATCGTTGGGGGTTCGGTTGCCGTTGCCCGAGGAGCCCTGCGTGCGGTCCGCCTTCGGCGCCCGCGGCGAGGAGTCGGCCGGCCTGGCGAGGTGCGGCTTGCGCTTCAGCAGGTCCTTCAGGTCCTGCTGGATCGCGGCCGTGTCGACGTCGCCGTCGTCGTCCACGTAGGCGGTGAGGTCGAGGAACGCGTGCGCGTCCTCGGGGTCCGCGAACTCGGCAGCCGCCAGGGCCTTCACCTCGGAGCGGACGGCGCGCTGCCGGAAGGACTGGATGCGCTGCTCGGCGGCGCTGAGCTGCTCGGTGAGCCGCTCCTGCTCCGTCTTCTTCGCGTCCTCCAGCTCCTGCGCCTTCTGCGCCAGGGGCTTGGTCTCCTGGTACTTGGTGCGCCAGCCGGCGGACTCCTTGCGGAGCTTCTCGATCTCCTTGCGGGCCGCGGCGGGATCCGCCCACGGATCCGTCGGCGCCTGCTCCGCCTCCAGGGCGGCCTCGGGCTTCTGCGGCTCCGTCTCGACCTGCTCGGTCGTCTCCTCGTTCTCGGGCATGGCTAGTTGGCCCTCCAGGGGCTGAGAAAGGCCACCGCCAGGGCGGCCAAGGGGTTGGTCAGTTCGAGCCCGGCAGCGGATTGCTGTCGTGCTCGGCGAGCGCCCGCCTGAACAGGCGGAGCTGGTCGCCGGAGTGGCCCTGCGCGAACTCTCGGTAGATGCGCTCCCACTCACGGGCATGCGGAGACAGCTCGAACCGCTGCCCCCTGAACACCGGGACCACGCCGCAGTGACAGCCGTCGTGTGCCCGGAAAACCGATGTGCCCTTCTCGTACACCGCGCCGCGTGCGGCGAGCATCTTGCAGAAGGCGCACGCCCCGCGGGCCGCCGAGCGCGCCCACGCGGTGGCCTGCCGGTCCTGACGCACCGCCTCCTGGACAGTGCCGCGGCCCGTATCGGTCACCAGCTTCTGCGCGACCTGCTCGGCCTTCTTCTCCGCCTGCGCGAGGCGGACATCCATCGGCTGCAACTGCGCCGGAGTCGCCTCCTCTGGATCCCGCGGCCACAGGTCCTTCGACGCCCAGCGCAACGAGGCCTCCGTCTGCTCCGGCGAGGGCGGATCCGCGACCGGCACGGTGAACGAACCCGGAACCCCGGCCGCCTCCCGCTGCCCCTCGTAGAAGTCCGCCGCCAGAGCGGCCGACGTTCGGGCGTACTGGGCGACGATGGCGTTCATTGCGGTCAGCCAGTCCGGGACGCTCTCACGCAGCCGGGACGGCAGGATCAACCGCCGCGCACCGCGCACGTCCCGCACCAGCAACCGCGTCAGGCCGACCTGCGCCGCCCGATAGCGGTTCGCGTCGTCGCCGCTATCCGAGACCGTCGTCGCCACCGGTCACCTCCGCCGCAGCAGGCGGCTCGTCACCCTCGCTCATGGCTGCGAGCCGGTCCATGAGCTGACGGCTCGCCGCCGCGTTGACGCTGCGGCGGCGCTCGGCGGCCACCCTGCGACGCTGGTCCTCACTCAGGCCCGCCATCTCCAGCACCACATCGCCGTCGGCCGGCAGAATGCCCGCCTGGACCAGTTTCACCGCGGCGTCGGCCTGGGCCGCGACCGTCGGCGTTGCAGGGTTGCGCCAGACGCATTCGATGCGGCGCGACTTGTCCGGCGGCTCCCCGTCGCGGAACCACAAGGCGAGCCGCATCGCGTCCCTGTGCGTTGCCGAGAAGCGGCGGATGCGCCGCTCTGCCTTCTTGATCTGGCCGTTGTCGGCGAAGCGGATGGCGTCCGCGCTGGCCGGGTTGTCGCTGGTGTAGCCAAGCACGTGAGGCGCCACCGACAGCTGCGACGCCATGATGCGGGCGTAGAGGTCGATGATTTTCGTCTGCCCGGAGGGGTCGTGGGCGGCGAACTGCCCGACCGTGGGCACTTCCCCGTTCTCGTCCCGCTCCAGCGCCAGCACGCGGCCGATGTACGTCTCCCAGGCCGACTTGGCGTTGCCCTCCGCATCCTGGAAGGCGCTCTCCGACACGCCCAGGATGTAGCGCTGCGGAGCCTGGAAGAACTCGGCGCCCACCTCGATGCCCATCAGTCGGCGGCAGGCTGCATCCGTGATCGACATGACCTCGGGCGTGATCTCCGACCGGCCGATCCGGTCCGCGGTGCGCTGCCGGTTCGCCATCCGCAGCACCGGCACCATGCCCAGGTTATGGATGTCCCGGTCGAAGACCTCCCAGCCACCGTCCGCCTCGGCCGCGTACACCGTCTGATCCGGCAGATACAGGGTCGCGATCCGCACCCCGTCCTCGACCGACTCGCGCAGAGCAGCCGTCGCCAGACGAAGCCGGGCGTCCCAGAACATCGTCATGTCCAGCGGCGACTCGAACGTGATCAGCGGCGGGTCGCCCGCCTCGCCCGAGCCGACCGCCACGTACTCGCGGCCGTAGGTCAGGGCGTCCAGGTGCGCCAACGACGCTTCGTCGTACAGGTCGTTCGACTCGGCGATCTCCTCCAAGTCGGAGGCGTCCGTACCGTCAGCCCAGCGGAACGCCTCCAGGTCGAGGCGCTGCTCCAGCGACTCGACACCGATGCGCGGCCAACCGATCACCGTGTGCAGGCCCTTGAGCTGCGGTGGAATCGAGATGCCCAGATCCCGGATGAGCTGCTCGCCGTTGAAGTACGCGTCGAGCAGCTCCAGCTTGAAGCGCTGCGACAGCAGATCGGAGCGCAGCGCCGTCAGCAGCTGCATCTCGTCGCCCGACAGCGAAAGAAGCGGCAGCTCGGGGATGGTCGCAGTCATCGAAGCACCACCACCCGTCCCTTGCCGGGCGTGCCACGCTTCGCCCACGCCGTCGAGTTCAGCATCATCCGGCGCAGCATCCGCGCCCCGATCGCACAGACCGCGAGGTCGACCTTGCGGGCCGACTCGCGGTGCTCCTTGCCGATCGTGTAGCCCCACTGGTTCGTGCGACGCCGAGCATTCGCCACGTGCTGGCGCAGCATCCGGTGCCCGTCGTGGAACAGCTGCCGCTCCAGCACGTCCCGGTAGAAGCGGTCGACGGCCTCCGTGAAGGCCTGCTGGCGTCGGCGGTCACGCATGTCCCACAGCACCGCATGCCGGTTCGCGCCACCCGTCACCGCCTTCAGCTTCAGCTTCTTGCCGTAGCGCTGCGCCCAGGCGTCGATGTAGCCGTCCCAGTAGCGTTCGCCGTCCGCGTCGTCGTGGCCGGCGCCCGGGTCGGCGAAGAACGCGATCGGCCGGTAGTCGGCGAACACCTGGTCCACCGTCCCGTCGACCTCCTCGCGCGGCACCCGCCAGGGCACATCGCCCGGCCAGTTCGCCGGCCGCTGCCACACGCCCAGCGCCGTGACGAAGCCGTCCGACATGCGGCAGGCTGCCAGGCCCGTGGCGTCGTCGCTCTTAGAGCCGTCGAAGAACAGGACGATCTCGTCGTTCGGCTGGAGACCGGCGTCTTCGCGGCGGCAGGCGTCCCACTCATACGGGGCGAGGAACGCGTCCTCGGCGGCCACGATCTGGTTGAACCAGAAGCGCCTGGACCGGCTGGGCGGGTTCCGCACGTCAAGGATCGATGCCTTCAGCCGCTCGATGTCCAGCCACGTCGAATCCCCGCGGACCGCCCTCAGGGTCGGGACGATCCACTCCTCGGTCAGCTTCGCCTCGGCCGGAGCCTCCAGCGAGTCGTAGAACAGGCCCGTGTCCACCACCCGGCCGGCCTCCGCCGACTCGAACGCCTCCCGGGTCCGCTCAGCCACCGAGTCCTCGCCGGGCTCGTAGGCGTTCGTGTTCGCCAGAGTCCTCGACTGGCCGTCCGCGCTCTTGGTGGCGTTGCGCTCGATCACGGCAGCCATCTCGTGGCCCTGGTTCGACTCCAACCAGTGGTGCGTCTCCCCCAGCGACACGAACGTCGGCCGGCCGCCCTCCAGGGCGCG